ACAGTAGTTGATCTGTTTGCGAGTCGCGAACCTCAATAGTTACGTAGCGGTTGAACAGAAAAGAAAGCACGTCTGGCTGCCAAAATTGAGTTGTAGCACTAGTTCCAGGGATGTGTAAAGCAGACAGCGTTCCTTCCACTGTAACTCTCTGTGGAGCAAGCTCGTAAGGAAGGTGGTCGTCGATGGTGTTTATCTCGGTGACCATCGTATTTATGCGCCAGCTCACCGCGAAGGCAAATCCGCAAACTTTACTGTTTATCTTTAGTGTTGTGCGAGCGCCCGATGCATACTTAGCAGTAGTTCTGGTAGATATTATGCCACCAACGTTGCCGCTTAGTACATTGCCAGCTAACGCTTGCGCTGCAGATGGTGTATTATCAAAGCCAGACATAGGTTACCTTAAGAGTTAAATATCTGTCCATTGCCAGAGAAGTTTGCGACGAAGCTATCTTCGTCTGCGTACAGAGCCACAAAGGTGAATCTCTGCTGGGCTGCGCCCTTCTTAGTTAGATTAAAGTCAGCTTGTGTTATGCGCACCTGTCTAATATTAGCTACACCAATGTTTCCATTGGGAGTTTTCTGATAAACTTGAATGTCGAAAGTGGTTCCGTTAGAGAACTTGCTTGGGTCAAGCGCTTCATTAGCGCGACCATCGTTGCCAATACCGCTTGCTGCAAGTAGGTTTGATAGGCCACCGCCCCAAACTGCGCCCCAGTTGCCAACTCCATTGCCAGCATCGTTTGCGGCTACTCCATTTGGAGCATTTCCGCCTACGTTCGCTTGCGCATCCTTTGCGTACCGTATAACTGTAAAGGATCCAGAAACAGAGTAGCCAAGCGGCTCGACACTGCTTCCCTCATATGCTCCTAAAATCTTAGGAGTCTTTGTGATTACTTGGACTGAGTAAGCTAGATCGGTACAGAAGGCTAGAGTCTTGTTATTTAAAACAACCTTGGCGTTAGCCCCTGTTATAAAGAATGGTCTGACACCAGCCATCTGTACCTTTTCCTAACTTAACTTAACTTAAGTCAATATCGCCTGAGTGAGAAGCCTCAAACGAGTCGTCGTTCATCAAGATACCGACGAAGCTTAGGCGATCCACTAGGATGCCGCGCTTGTTGATACCAGCAGACATGCGGTTGAAGCGGCAGTCTGTTATGTTGATGAACTCAACTGTGTCGTTAGTGGTAGCAGTTCCGCCTGCTGCAGTGCTTGCAGTTTGCGTCTTCTGGTACACAGCTAGATCCCATGTTTGCGACAACAGGATGTTGCCTGGGTTCATGTGATCAGAAGCGTTGCCGCCAGTTTGGAAGTTGACTTCGCCCAGACCGTTACCGCCAGCGTTAACGCCTGGCATGTTGTTCGCAGCAGCCACGGAGGTGTAGCGAACAACTGAAAGCTCACCATTGACCGAGTAGTTAACTGGTTCGTTGGTTACAGCTTCGTAGCGGCCCATGGTCTCGATAGGGACTGTGTCAACTGCTACTTGATAAGATACGTCTGAAGCATAAGCGAAGGTCTTACCACCTACCTTAATCTTTGCATTTGCGCCTGTTACAAAACTAGGCATCTTTCCGGCCATGATTACTCCATTGCTAGTTCGGTTCTAGCTTACCTTGAATTTATCCACCTAATTGTGGACTAGATAATAGTGTATCAGAAACTAGGTTGATTTTGGTTACATAAAACAGAAAAGCCCAAGTCTTTTGACCTGGGCCCTTCTACCAGTTTACCGAAGCAAAATGGGGGACAAATTAAGCGCTTGAAGAAGCTCTCTGCAGAGTGATGTCTGCAAGAACAAAGTCAATGCCTTCAACTAGCTTAACGGTGACAGAGATGTTAACAGTGTTACCAACTAGTTGAACAATAAGTTGCTTATATCCGTTCTGAGCATCAGATGTTGAAACAGTGATTCCCTGAGCTAGATATGAGGTCAAGATGCTGTCGCAAGTAGTCTTGATCTCTGCAGCAGTTACCGTATTCTTAACGCCTACATAGATGTTCTGTAGCTGATTACGGAAGTCGTAAGCAAGAATGTCGGAGGCGTATAGAACGTTGGCGCGGTTATAAACCCAGTTGTCATCTGCACCGTAAGTGGTGTTATCGACAACTAAGCGGTAGCCGCCAGTTTGAGGAGCTTCCCAAAAGGTGATGCCAGATTGGATAGCTTGATCATAGTCAAGAGCGGGATCAAAGTCGATGACGATGTTCTGCTCTGGAGTACTCATAGGCTGACTAGTCTGACGGATGCCAGACATGTTGAAGTACTTGTAAGTCATTGGAAGACCTACAGGAGCTCCGCCACGTGCACCAGCTAGGAAGCAAGAACCAGCCCATGGTTGGAACCATTGAAGGTTGCCAGAAGCATCAAGCTGATTGATGTCCTGGATGCAAAGCTGTATAGGAGCGTATGCAAGACCTTGAGCTGTAGTTATGCTATTAGCGTAAGTTTCCTTGATTGACAGGTAACCCTGACGCTCAGACTTTTCTTTCGTAGTGCGCATCAAGCTGATATGTGTCTTAACTGCTTGATGGATACCAGCGATAGTATAAGTCGAAGAAGGGTCAGTGAGACTGTCAGATATGTCTGCAGTAGCATCGCGCGACATAAGAGGAACAACTGCATTCACGTAGATTTTCTGGAACTGAGCAAGAGCGTCAACGATAGCAGCAGAAGATGTTCCACCAAGAGAGCCACCAGATAGAGCAGTTTCAGCCATAGCAGCAGGAAGACCTGATGTTGCAGCGTTGCTCAGCGTAGCTAGATTGGAGTTTGCGAAGAACTGCTTAACATCGTTAGCGTTGCTTGTTATCGCAGCGCCGGTTGTTGCTGACAGAGAAGTAACTTGATCAAGAACGGAAACTTGAGTTACCATGGCAGCAGCAGAAGTTGTTACAGTCCAACCTGGAAGCAGCGCAATGTCAGATGCAAGATCTGCAACGCTGTTGTAGTTTGAAAGAAGAAGACTAGTTGTCGTAGTACCGTTGAACAACATTAACGATGTTCCGTTGTTCGTAACAGTTGAGCCGGTTGCTGTGTTGGTGGCTGTAAGAAGTACATTTCCGCCTACAACGCCAGTAACAACAAGTGTGTCGCGCTTTTGATTCAGCGTGATAGTGGCTTGCTGTGCAGAGCCGCTTCCTGAAAGTGTAACTTTAAGAGTGATGCGGTTTCCACCAACACCCCACTCTTTAGCAGTTACTGTTCCGTAGCTGCTTGGAAGAGCGATCGATGCTTGAGTCGAAGCATTTGTCTTGTAGATGTAAACAGTTTGAGCTCCAGAAGGAAGAGCGCCGTCTGCGCCAGGAGCAAACAGGAAGTTGCAAGCATCAACAATGTTTCCAGAGCGATACTGCGACAAGATCTGTGGATACTGATCTGGCGTGAAAAAGTTTTGTGAGATGTCAACGACTTGAGCTCCTGGAGCGCCTGCGTCAGCTTCTCCGAAGATAGCGATGATACCTGTTGGGCTTAGTGGAAAACCACCGCCGAGGTCGATCTGAACCTCAGAGTAAGCACCTGGTTTGTAAATGGTTGCCCCATTAAAGCTTACGTTGATTGCCATTGTTTACGTCTCCTGAGTCGCGTTAATAGCTAGATTATAACATGATGCCCAAGTTAGATTAAGCTAGCTTAACACCGTACATAGTTAATGCTTCGTCAAAGTCTTTCATGGAAGCCATGTCCTTCAGACCACGAGCCTTAAAATCTGCCTTTAGTATTTCTCTGTAATGATGCCTTGGAATTTTTGGCCCACGAGAAGCGAACCAGGTTTCGAATTCCACAAGCTCCACTGGCTCTTGCGTAATCTCAACTTCAGGCTCCTTGATCGGTAGGGTTGCTTTGTCTTTCTTTGCCATATAAACTCCTTTATATATAATAACCGGGGAACCGGTTAAATTAGTCTAGGTCGTCGTCTAGGCTGCCGTTACCAAGCAGCTCTACCGCTATCCCCTTGTTTGCAGTTCTGTCAACCTTAGAGATATCGACGTCTAGGGAAGCAGCTATGTCTACTGACCTATTGCCGCCTATAGTGTGCTCAGTATTGACATTGTCGATCTCAACATAGTGCTCACTATCCCAGAAGTTCTGGGTTGTGCATTTAAAGCGTATCCAGCGGGTCCAGATGTTGTCTGTCATCTTAGAGCCGTCCTTGCTGAAGTCAGAGGCGCTGTAAGTCTGAAGCTTTAGCCCCATTCTCTCAAAAGCGCGCTTATTCTTAAAAAGGAGATAGCTCATTATGTAGTAAAGCCAAAGTACGTGGTCTCCAGCTTTATTAGCATGAATGCCTATGTCAAGCATAACGGTAAAAACAGCTATCCCAGACTCTGCATGGTCATTAAGTTCACCCAATACATCGCCTATTCCAGACTTCTGCTCGTCCTCTGTCTCATTAGCTAAGTGAATGCTTATGCAAGGAATAACTTGTGCATTTAAGCTCCAAGCCTGTATAACGGGTATCTTTGTGGTAGAAAACCATTCCCAAATTTGGTCAATATACTTAGTTCCATAGTCATAATTAAGTTCATTAACTGCATACTGGCTAAATATGTCATAGAAGGCGCGCTTGTTAGCTCTAAGTGTCTTCAGTGATTCTTGAAGTAGGGACTGTACGACCACTTCGGGCATTATGAATCCCATGTTAGTTAGCCTCCTTATACTTATCTATTATAGCTCTTGCAGCTTCTTCAAGGGTCTGCTTCATCTCGGAGTTAACCGAAGACAGGGTTCCGCTGAAGTCCTTGTCAATAGCAGGTTGTACCCAATTTTCGGCCTCGTTCTGCTTGCTGGACGCAGTTCTAAACTGAGGCTTGTCCTTGAAGCCTCTGTTTGCGCTAGCTTTAAGCTGCTCAGCTTGCTCTGCTATCTTCTTTTTCTGTAGGTCAAATATGCTAGTGGAAATGGGAGGTCTCTTTGACTCGCCGCCAACTGGGATTATCTTGTAAACACCACTTCCGTCCTTCATGGGCTTAGCGTTCTTTAGAAGCCAAGGAAGCATGGGAACAGGTGGTGTACTGAAGTCTGTGTTACCTGAGTCAGTAGTGAGCTCAAAGGCTCCTGGCCTAGGTCTCAGCTCGTTTATAAAGTCTGCTGACCTCTTGTCGACGCCAGCTTGAACCGCAGTAGATACAGCTTTGTCCATCGCAGAGTCTGCTATGGCAAACAGTTCACGCTTAGCATCTCTCATTATGCGCTCGCGACTGTCTCTTTCTACGCCGCGAGCTCTTAGAAAGCTCTCGAGCTCTTGTAGCATGAAGAATTCATTAATCATTCGACTTGCTCGCCTTAACTACTTTGGCGCGCATGTCTTGAAGGAAGTTCTCTTTCTCAAGAGAAGTCCATTCCTGAGCAAATGTTATCTTGATCTTTCCAGATGGTTCGATCTCAATCTGTGGCTTTGGGAGGTATGGATATCCGTCGCTGTGCACGCGGGTTGGGTTAGCAGGAGAAGTTGAGAAGGCTTCGATAGTTTGAGGCTTCTTCTCCATGTTCTCAATCTTGCTCTGCAGCTCGCGAAGCTTTGCTTCTAGCAAGTCAAGCTCTTCGCCAGCTTTGTTTGCCAATGAGTTATGCTTTCCAACAAGCTCTTGCATAACTTCTTCTAGCTTATCGAATAGACCCATTATGCGAGCTTCTACTTGCTGTAAGTCTACGGCAACTCCGTTGCGCATCTGCTCGCGAATAGTTTCCATCTCTGAGTAGATGTTACCGATGTTGTGACGCTTGTAATTCTCTACCAGCTCGTTGATACCGCCATGAACCACGTCATCAGGCATGCTGTCGTCGACTATGTTAAGAACTTCTTCGTCTTCTGGTAAGTACCACTCGAATACGGACATGAGTGCAGCAGTGAGCTCTGGCAACGACTTATTCGTAAATTGATATACCACTTTATGGCCGTCCACTACGCGTCCTGAATATATATCATTGATATGTTTACGAATACTAACCGTGTATGTGTCAAGATGAAAGTCTTTAAAATCTTCATCCGTCATTGTCTTCACTTCATCGCGAAGTTTGCGAAAGAGGCCTGTACCGACCAAACGGAGACTATCGCCATGGGTTACTTCAAGTACGTGGTTTCCCGCACCCTCACGTATAATGTTCTTTTGCAGATTCTCTACCGCTAACATCTGCTTCAAGCTTTTGCCAAGTTTGTAGGTGACAAACTGCTCTAGAGGTCTCTGGCAGCAATCGCGAAGTTTATTCCAAGGAATGTCTTGTGGGGCAAACCACTTTATGTTCTTTAACTCTTCGGTGGACTTAACTCTACC